CTTATCGACGCCGGTACGCTGGCTAACCTGCCCGCAGGATTTAAAGCGCGGGGTTTACGCATAAAGAACGACGACGATCCGCTTTCGCCCGGTGAATTCCGGGATGTGGACGCACCGGGAGGCGTAATTCGGGATTCCTTGATGCTTCTTCCTTACAAAGGGGCCGATTCGACACTTTTTCAACTTATGGGCTTTTGTGTGGAAGCGGGACAGCGGTTTGCCTCGGTTTCCAACCTTCAGGTTGGCGACGGCAACCAGCAGGCCCCCGTAGGAACTACGATTGCGCTCCTTGAACAGGGCGCAAAAGTCATGTCAGCCATCCATAAACGGATGCACTATGCCCAAAAAGAGGAGTTTTTCCTTCTGGCGGACGTTTTCGGACAGTATTTGCCCGAAGAATACCCTTATAACGTTGTTGGAGCGGAACGCACGGTAAAAGCCAAGGATTTTGATGACCGGGTGGATGTTGTACCGGTTTCCGATCCCAACATCCATTCCATGGCGCAGCGTGTGACTTTGGCCCAGATGGAGCTTCAAATGGCTCAATCTGCGCCTGATTTGCACAATTTATATGAAGCTTTCCGGCGTATGTACAAAGCGGTAGGTGTCAAGGACGTGGATGCCATTCTTAAACCTGTCCAGCAGGGGGATCCGGAGCCGAAGGATCCTGCTGTTGAAAACTCGGAGGCTTTGGAGAACTTGCCTCTGAAGGTTTTTGAGGGTCAGAACCACGACGCCCACATTTTGGCGCATTTGATTTTTGGATCTTCTGGTATTGTTTCCCAGATGCCTCAAGTCGGCATGGAAATTCAGAAACATATCATGGAGCATATTTCTGTAAAATCCAAGGAGCAGGTTGCGGCACAAATGATGCAACAGTTGCAGGGGCAACAACCTAATGAGCAGCAGATGGTGGAAATAGAGAGCATGGTCGCGCAGCTTATTTCTCAAGGTATGCAGGAAGTCAAAGCCCTGAGCGCCCAAATAAGTGGAGAAGGGCAGCCGGATCCGCTACTGGCCCTGAAAGAAAAAGATCTTGAAATTCGTTCCCAAAGGGACCAACGTGAGTCTGCAATAGATGAACAACGGCTGGCTCTTGATAAAGAAAAGACAAACATCAATGCACAGCTAGGTTCAGAGCGTATCCAGAGTACCGAGGATATTGCACAGGCCCGGATGGACGCAGCCCGGGAACGTGAGTTGATGAAACAGCAGCATGATAGGAGAACAGATGGCTGAAAATAAAGTAGGCGTAATTCGCAAGGGGGAAGTTATAAAGGACCAAGGTTTTGTTTCTTATAAGGCCCCTGAAGATGTAAGTACCCCCAATGTCGCCAAAAGTTCTATTGTACGTGGCAAAAACAAGGGGATGGGTGCAGCCTTGCGGGGCGGCAAATACACTAGCGCATGAGGTTTTAAAATGAAATGGATTGTAGAACGAGTGACAGAGCCTTCTACCTGGGCCGCGATAGGCGCAGGCGTAGTAGGTGTGGGTGTTCTTATTAACCAGCCCATCGTTATAATAATAGGTATTGTCGGTGGCGCGGTTGGTTTTATACTCAAGGAAAAAGGCATTATATGAAATGCGGCAGGATTTTTTTCGTATTCTTTGTCCTGTTGTTGCTTTCTGCAACAGCCAAGGCTACAGATACGGTAACTTCCAGCACTATTTCAAGCACTGTCAGCAGTAGTTCCAATACAGTTTCCACTGCATCCGGAAATACGGTTGTTGATAAAACACCTTCAACAGCCACTTCCCCAAGTGTAGTCATTAATAACTCAGATGTCTGTGTCACAGGGGTTTCCGGTGCTGTTCAAACTAGTGTTTTTGGTTTAAGCGCCGGAACAACCATCAGGGATGAAAACTGCGAAAGGTTAAAATTAGCTCGTAGCTTATACGGCATGGGGTTGAAAGTGGCGGGTGTCAGCCTGCTTTGCCAAGATGCAAGGGTTTTTGATGCCATGATGAGTGCGGGAACGCCGTGTCCCTTTGAGGGTAAAATAGGGGATGTCGCAAAAGCAGCTTGGTTGAAAGAACCTATGAAGGCTCCAGAAAACGCAACTATCCGACTTGTAGCTGAAGCTAAGGCGCTTGAAAAGCAGAGACTTGAAAACGAGCTTGAAGAAGAAAACGAGAATACAGAATGAGACTTTTATCCGTTTTAACGGCAGTTTGTATTTTTTTCGGAGGGGCCGTTTGTGCGGAAGACTTGACTACAGGTAATCTGGTTCCGGGCATGGGTGATTTTAGTACGTCAGGGAGCACTTCTGTAGGAACAGGACAGGGTTGCTCAAGCGGAGCTTACTGTACCAGCGGAACGCAAGGCGGAGGCGGGACTTATACTTCAAATTTTAACGTTCCTTTAACCGAAGGGGAAGTAAAGCAGGGTTTTACACTGAATAGCGGAATTACTATTAACAGCCATCAAAGTAATTCATATCTTGATTCCTGTACTGATGTACTGCAGTCAGGGGACTGCCGCGATATTTTTAAACTAACGATTACATTAAAAGATGACGGAACGTCGGTAGAAACTTTTTCGCATCAGGAAGAATTAAACTGGACCGGTTTAAAGGATTTCACATACACCGATACAGTGGCGGCCAATGATTATGGCGTTTTGACAGGGGTTTTTTCTTTATTCGGCATAGACGCGGGCTATCCCTACGGATTTTATGGACCGCAGTTTTCTGACCCCAGCCTGACTATTGACTATACGACAGTCTTGGTTCAGCAACAGATTGAAACAGAAATCCAGCAAACGGTTGAGCAGACTACGCAGGCAGAAATTATACAGGTCGCAGAAGTGGCCGTTCCTGTAATGACTGTTTCTACAACTTCCTCTGCTCCCCCTCCCGTTGCGCCTCCCGTTGTAACAACACCGACGACAACGCAAGATACGTCCTCTCCAAGTGCACAACAAACAACAGCGCCACCTGCAGCTCCGGCAGCCCCTTCTGCTCCTGTTATAGCGCCAGTAGCTTCGACTACAGAAGAGAATAGCCAGCAGGAAACACAGGCCGAGGCTGAAATTGAAGCCGAGCTTGAAACGCAAACTGAAACCAGCACGACAGAAACAACTGAAGAAACAACAAATGAACCTTCTGATACATCATCAGGAGAAACGGCACCTCCGCCAGCAACCTCTACAACAGCCAAAACTGAAACTTCCCCAAAAGCTAAAACTAAAGCGACGAAAACGGTCAAAGCAAAAGTAAAAATGTCTCCGGCGCAGGCTGCACAGGTTGTTGTGAGTCGGATTGCTCCCAGTCAAAGATACGGGGCCAATGCCCAGACTGTGACAATGGTTGCCATGGGGATGATAGCCCAGACAGGCGGGTTATTAAAATCAAAGGGGCTACCTGATGCTGTAAAGTTTTTTAAGACTACAAAAATACCAGACGGGCCAAGTCTTGTTGATCCTTTGCAGAATTATGTTTTGTTCGGGACATCAAATGCGGCCCATGATGCGCTTGTTGAAAGCCAGTGGAGGAAATAATGGACAACATCAAAATAAATTATGCCTTGATATTCGCGGTTATACTGCAAGCGATAGGGTTAATCTGGTATGTATCCAAGCTGGACAGCAAGGTGGAAGCTGTTTACAAGTTTTATCAGGAAGAATCCCAAAAATCAGTTGTTGTTACCCAAGCGAAAATGAAGTTTGATTTAGAGCTTCTTAAAAAAGACTTGGCGATAATCAAGGCTGATCTTAAAAAGAACCAAGACAAATCAAAAGAGATTGTCAAGCAACATGGGCAAATATTTGATCTTCTAAAGAATAAGAAAACAGTTCCTTCAGGTTATAACTATGGCGGTTAAGAATGGCTGAAGTTGATGTAGGCGGTGTTAAATTCAAAGGTGGAAAGCTGGTTGTGATATTCACGCTTCTATCCACGCTCGGTGGCGGGTTGTGGGCGGGGTTCGAGTTTTACAAAGACTATATGGATATGCGGGAGAAAATAGAAAGCTACGCGGCTCCTGATTTAAGCGGCTTTGATAAAAAACTCGCTGTAATGAACAAGACTATGCTTGGCGTAAGCAAGGAAATGGCCTCGGTACGAACGAGGGTGGGGGAAATCCAGACTGTTGTGAGGGATATTCGGTCAGATACACGGGCTGAAACAGACAAGGTTTACGCCAGCATAGCGGCTGTCAGTAAAAGATCACGGGCTTTGGATGCTGAAACCCGAGGTGTTATGCGTCGAACGGAGAAAACTGTTAGGGATGTAACCACCCAGAATGAAAAGCATGC